CTAGAAATCCACGTATTTAGAAAACTTCTCGCCAATATCATCAATGGCTTTTTGCGTAATGTGAGTATAGATGTTCATAGTTGTTTGTAAATCAGAGTGACCAAGTCTATGTTGGGCTTGTTTTAAAGTCATGCCTGATTCAAATATCAAGCTGGCATGTGTATGTCTAAATCCGTGTATTGTTATTTGTTTTAAATCGGAATCTTTTATTATTTGTAGCAGCCACTTTCTAGGTTTTGCTGGAGATAGAACACCGCCATTTTCAGATTCAAATATTAGTTTTCTATCAGGATATTCTTCACGTAAATTATCCAGTATTTCTATAGTCTTTCTATCCAAGCTGATAAGACGTTCAGATGCTCTATTTTTAGTCGTGCTGACCTCTAAACCAGATTCTGACCTAGATATCGCTTTATTTATTTCAAGTGTGTTATCGTGCAGATCAGACCATTCTAGCGCAAGCAGCTCACCTTTTCGTATACCAGTGAACGCAAGCACTCGGAATAGAGCTATTTTTTGAATATCGCCAGTCTTTTCAGCCAAAGACATGAATTTTTTTAACTCCTCGTGATCGTAGAAGTTTTTAACCTCTTTGCGTTCTCGCTTTATTTTTGGTGCTGATACGCTGTCAGCTGGGTTGGTGTCAATATACCCAAGTCTTATACCGTAATTGAACACACTTCGAACAAATCCTAATAGCTTTCTTCCGAATTTGAGTTTGTTACTCCATTCATTTTGAAATTCCTGTATCATTCTTGGAGTGATATCTTTTATTTTTTTATTCCCTAAATCTGGCAAAATATGATTTTTGAATTGCCTATCTGTTTTGTAGTAAGTGGAATCAATTACACTTTTTTCATACTCAGAGAGCCATTTCTTGTATAGGTTTTCAAATGAAATATCCGTTTTTTCTTCTGGTTTTTCTAGCTCGCTTTGTAGCTTAAATATCGCTTTTCTGGCATCTGATTTAGTTTTAAACCCACGCTTTCTGGTAAACTTGCTTCTTCCATTCTCTTTTCCGACGTATATTTCAAAGGAATATGCGGTCGTACCGTCTTTTTTCTTGTATGATTTTATTTCCATACGTCTAATCTCCTTATTTTGTGGTAAAATAAAAAGGTAGTCATCCTTTTTACTACGTTTCTATATCGTTACTCACAATCTTTGCAGGGGAGTGAGTGACGTTTTTTTATTTTACATTTTATCAATCGTTTAAATGCTGAATCGCGTATTCTGCTTCTTCAGGAGTGAATTTTTCTCCATTTTCAGATGTAAGTTGGTCTCTAATGGCTTCTGGAGACATAGCCATTGTGTCTTGGTAGCTTTTAGCTTTTTTTAAAGCATTTGCATTATAATCAGCTTTCAAATTATCTACAGCATATTGGGCTGCTTCAGGCGAATATTTTTCAGCGTACTCAGAGGTTAATTGATCGTATATAGCGACTTTTGACATACTCATTGTTTTAGAATAAGATTCTGCTTTTTTTAACGCTGTTTCGTATTCAGTCGGAACTTTTGGTGTTTCTTCAGAACTTTTAGTATCCTGTTTAGATTCTGTTTTAGATTCTGTCTTTGATTCTGACTTAGATTCTTTCGTTTCAACTTTAGCAGTTTTTTCGGTATCTGCTTTTTTTGTTTTATCTTTATCACCACCGCCAACAGCACCAGCAATCACAATAACAATAATTAACCAAAACCACCATTTTTTAAAGAAAGGCTTTTTAGCCTTAGAAACTTTTTCATCTCTTTTTCCCATTTTTCAATTCTTCCTATAGCTTTTAACGTGAATCCTATCTACACGATTAAATTTATTATACACCAAAACCTAACCTTTTTTAGGCTAGGTTTTTAGTATTCACTTTTCAAGCGGTGTAAAACTAGCTACCACTTTACCGATAATTCTTGGTTCTTCTGAATAAGGTGCAAACTTATCACTATACTTTTCATTAGTAGAAACAAGTCGCAAGCCTTTTTCTTCTTTATAAACTTTTTTGATATAGCTTTGTCCGTCCCAATCAACAGCATAAACGCAACCGTCATATTCAAATGGGCAAACTTTAATCAAAGCCACATCGCCATTTGGATAATCTGGTAACATTGAATCGCCAAATATCCAAGAAGCGTAGTCATAATCATATTCTTCATCATAATAAACAGTATCATAATTACCATCATCAAAATATCCATAACCAGTACCAGCAGACAGTTTTTCTTTAACGTTATAAGGAAATAATTGAACTAAATTTTCTTTATTCTGTTCATCTAACTCCGACTTGGCATAACTAACTACTTTTTCTTGACGTTCAGATTCAAGTTTAGCGAATACTCTATCAAGAATCTGCTTAGTAGCGGAATTATCTTTTTTATTCTCGTTAACTCCTAACAAATATTCGGGAGTTATGTTCAAAACCCTTGCGAAATCATCAGCTCTGTTCAAAGGAAATTCACGAGTATAATTGAAATATCTTGATACTGCTGATTTAGCCATGTTTACTCGTCTAGCTAGTTCCGAAATGGATAAACCTTTTTTATCTTTTTCTTCTTTCAATATATTTACTATTTCTTCGTTAGTTCTCAATTTTTCGCTCCTTTCTTTAATGTACTTACATTATAGCACCGTTCCCAAAAAAGCACAATAGGTATTGCAAAAAAACTTTTTTGTATTTTTTTTAAATTTATGTGTTGACAAACGAGAACGAAAGAGATATACTTAAATTGTTCCCGATAAAGAACGAAAGGAGAAATTATCATGACACTTGATTTGAATAGAATCAGAGCAGAGCGAATTGCAAAAGGAATGACGCAAGACGAAGTAGCTAAGAAAATGGGTTGGAAAACGCGAACACCTTACGCTAAACGCGAAAACGGAATCGTTGCAATTGGTGCAGATGAATTGATTAACCTCGCTTTGATTTTCGGATACACTAAAGATGATTTAGGAATTTTTTTTAATCATAACGTACCCGAAAAAGAACACGCGGCTAGCTAGAAAGGAATTAACATGAATCAACTTATCACAATCACGACAAACGAAAATGACGAGCAACTCGTTAGCGGTCGTGAACTACACAAATTTTTAGAAGTCAAAACTCGTTATTCGATATGGTTTGACCGTATGTCAGAATATGGCTTTACAGAAGATATTGACTATACAGCTGTTGTCCAAAAAAGAACAACAGCTCAAGGCAATCAAACCGAGTACATTGACCACGCAATGAAATTAGATATGGCAAAAGAAGTATCCATGATTCAACGCAACGAAAAAGGCAAGCAAGCACGCCAGTATTTCTTGGAAGTTGAAAAAGCGTGGAACAATCCAGACATGATTATCAAGCGTGCTATGGACTTACAGGCACGTAAGATTATTCAACTTGAAACGAAAGTTGACGAACTCAAACCAAAAGCGCTATTTGCTGAAGCGGTAGAATCGTCAAAAGGTTCAATCCTCGTTAGAGACTTGGCTAAAATTCTGAAACAGAATAATGTCGAAATCTGAGAAAAGCGCTTATTCGCTTGGCTTAGGGATAACGGTTATCTCATCAAAAAGCTAGGTAGCGACTACAATTCACCAACGCAACGCTCTATGAATTTAGGTGTTATGGAATTTACGGAAAACACAGTCGTCAGAAATAGCGGGGACGTTATTCTGAGAAAAACTCCTAAAGTCACAGGTAAAGGGAAAACTTATTTTGTTGGTAAATTTTTGAATCGTTCGCTCGGAGAACAGTTTAATTGAAACGCAAAAAAGCCAGTCGGCAAACTGGCTCAAATTAAACATTTATAACTTGATTGTACCATAGAAAGGGAAAATATGGAATCCAGTAAAATTTTCGGAGAAGAATTCATGAATCTGCTGAAAGAACAAGCCAAGGAAGCTTACCTGGAAGGTGTCAAAGATGGCAAGAAGTCACTTAAAAATCGTGGCTTTGGCAATATCACAGAAGCTCAGAAGATGTCAGGGTACGGAAAAGCGGCCATAACTAAACTTAGAGATAACGGTGAAATATATTACATCAGGAATGGCGCTAAGTTTCTATATGACCTTAACGATCTAGATCACTATATGCAAAGGAATAAGGAGAGGGCATGACACGATTCGAACCAAGTGAACACGCTAAACTAGCAGCACAGCTTGATAAGCATAATGATAGAAATTTAGAATATTGGAGTAAGCGACATGGAAAATAATTTTCCTAGCGACTCACGAAAAATGAAAACAATCAAAGAACTGGAAGACAAGTTAATTGACGTTTCTGGATATATTGGAAGTTTGGGAAATCCAAATAATACAGAAACCGCTAAAACTATAGCACTCGCATTGATTGCTTTGAAGATTGGAGATATGAAATGATCATTAAAATAACAAGGAAATACGACAAACACCGCAACTTATCAAAAGAGTACTTCGCTGAGAAAAAGGAATTTGAGTTTGAACACCGTGACACAAAAGAAGAGCATGGAGCGATAGAGGAAAGTATGTATCGCATATCTGACATGGAAGAATTAACCAGAGTTATTAAACCTAATTTCTTTAAGAATTATACAGAATATGCAACATTTTTAATCTTAAACGAAGCGAAATTCAACTCTAAGGAGCAAACGCAATGATTGACTATAAAATTATCAAAAATACTGACTATCAAGAATTGCAGAATGAACTGACACGTAACAAGTTAGTTGAAACGTCATTACGTGCTGAGATTGCACGATTAAAGCGTGACAAGGAGCAACTGGAAATCATTCGAAACAATCAATACTTGAAGATTGACGAGCTTAATCGTGATATTGAGGGCTACAAGGAATATTTAGTGCCTATCGATCAAATGCCGTTGATTACAGGGGACTACAATCCTAAAGGTTTCAGTACAGATGTGGTCAACTACATCGCAAGTGCTAAGAATAGCGTGGAGATTATTAGTTATTTAGAAAAGGAGACAAACAAATGTTAAACGCAGAATGTAAACAATGTAACAAAAAATGGCATCACGATAACGCAAAATACTGCTCAATGTGCGGTAATAAACTGATTGATGAGCCTGAGTTTAAGGTTGGGGATATTATATCTAGTCAAATTTTCATCGATGGCAGTGCAATTGTAATGTTGGAAGAAGACTTGATGAATTTTGACAAAGGCGTTGTCGGAGTTTGGTATTCCAAAGAAGATTCTAGCCTAATAGAAACCTTTTATTTCGTAGACGAAGGCGACACTAGACGCGCCACACCAGAAGAAATAAAAGAGTATGAATCAGTTTTAAATTTCTATAAACACAGTCGTGAGCCGTTTGAAATTAAAGAGGGTGATTTGATTGAGAGCAAAAGTGGAACAAAAACAATTATATCGTATCCGCAAACTTTTTCGAAGATTAATTTTGTAAATGGTAATTGGAAACTTCTAAAAACAGCCGAAGAAATTGATGAATGGTTAGGTGCTTCCGATGACAAATGAAGAATTCGAAGGTAAGCCAATCTACAGAATCGGAGACAGCGTGACAATAACAGCAACAGCGACATTTGGCTTAGAATTGCCAGACACATTTGCGGACGATGAGGAACTAGAAGATTTTATCAAAGCTCAATGTCAAGATAGAATCGCGGATAACTTAGAAATTGAGGTAGGATAATGACAAATCAAGTAGCAAACCAAACTGAAAACATCGACATTTTCGATCCAAAAAATATCACAGCAGGAACTGTCAGACAGTATCTTGACAACGGGAACAAGGCATCTGACAGTGAGCTTGCAATGCTTGTCACAATGGCTAAACATCAAAATTTAAATCCGTTTTTAAAAGAAATCTATTTCATAAAATACGGAACTGCACCAGCTCAATTTGTCGTCAGTCGTGACGCATACCGCAAACGCGCGCAGAAAGACCCTAATTTCAACGGAATCAAAACAGGCGTGATTGTTGAAAACGAAGACGGCTCAATCGAAAAGCTAGACGGAGCTTTTAAAAAGAAAACACAGGTTTTAATCGGAGCATGGTGTGAAGTTCAAATGAAGAACTTAGACTTCCCAATTTACGTAGCTGTGAGCTATGACGAGTATGTTCAAATGAAAAACGGACAGCCAAATTCTATGTGGTCTAGTAAGCCGATGACGATGCTTGTCAAGGTTGCTGAATCACAAGCCTTGCGTCTGGCTTTTCCTGATATGTCTGGCACGTATTCAGAGGAAGAACTTCCACAAACCGAATCAAAACCACGTGAAGTTAACGGAGTTCAAGAACCAACGCAAGATGAAATCGCTGATTTCGATAAGCAAGCATACATTGAGCAGAAAAAAGCTGAATTATCGCAAGTTAAAGAGGTTAAAGTAGCGGATGTACAAACTGGCGAGATTATCAATCAACCAGCCGAACACCAACAAACACTGGAAGGGATAGCATTTTAATGAACGAAATTAAAGTAAGCGTACAAAACGCAATCATCAATATTGAAGATCGTGAAAAAGTTGAGCAACAAATCAACGAAATCGCTAAAAAGTACAGCGGGTATCTACCAACTGCTGACACATTAACAGGCGATAAAACGACGCGGGCAAACCTTAGAAAAGTAAGAACAGCGATTGATGACAAGCGCAAGAACGTTAAAACTGAGTATAACGAACCACTCATAGAGTTTGAGGACTGGGTCGAGAAAGCATTAAAACCGCTAGATAGCGCAATTGACGCGATTGACAAAGGCATCAAAGAAATCGAAGAAAACGAACGGCAAATCAGACTTAGTGCGATTAAGGTCGCCTTTACCGAAAAAGCTGAAAATGCTGGGCTTGACCCTCGTATCTTTGCAGAAAAATATGAAAAGTACTGTCTTGCGGCTAACTTTACAGTTCATAAAAAGCTTAAAAAAGGCATCCTGGACGAGATTGACGTGTCTATTCAACGTGAAGTTCAAAAACAACAGGGCCGAAAAAATGATATTGCAAGCATTTCAGAAATTGCATTAGAGCGCAGTTTGACAGCAGAGCCGTATATCCGAGAACTTGACAACGGCAAGGGGCTTAACGAAATTCTGCAAGATATGTTGAGAGACGCCAAGGCGCAAGACGAAGCGAGAGCAAAGCGTGAAGCAGAACAAGCAAAACGAGATGCAGAAATGGCGCAACGTGCATCTGAATTTGAAGCTCAACGATTGCAAAACAGCTTTAATGTGCCTGAGGATGTCACAGAACAGCCAAAACAAGCTGTAAATATTGTAGCTGAACAAATTCATCAACAATCAGAACCAACGCTTACAGAGCCTGAAAACGAGCAGAAACAAGAAGTTAAAAAGCTTAAAATTTTAACACTTGAAATTCTGATTGACCCTGATAACCCATTACCGCCATTCAAACCATTTCTTGATGAAAACGGCTATAGATATAAAATTACGAACTATGAGGATGTGAAATGATTAATAATGTAACTTTAATTGGTCGGTTGACCAAAGACGTAGAACTCAAATATACACCAGCTAATCAAGCTGTAGCACAGTTCACTCTAGCGGTAAACCGTACCTTTAAAAACGCTAACGGCGAGCGTGAATCAGATTTCATCAATTGCGTTATCTGGCGAAAATCTGCCGAAAATTTCGCAAACTGGGTTAAAAAGGGTGCTTTGATCGGCATTACAGGACGCATCCAGACACGGAATTACGAAAATCAACAAGGACAACGTGTATATATCACAGAGGTAATCACTGAGAACTTCCAAATGCTAGAAAGTCGTAGTCAACAGCAGGGTCAACAGCAGGCGCAGCCGCAACAAGCTAAGCAGCAATCATCTACACCTAATTTCGGACGCGATAGTGACCCATTTTCTGGTGATTCGCCAATGGACTTGAATTCTGATGACCTGCCATTCTAAGAGGTGAAAAATGACTAAAGAAGAATTAATTGACGCTTTTGGTGTCAATAACTGGAAGTATGAAAAAGGCGACCCTTACAGGGAAAAGTTGTTAGAACTTACTTATGGCGATCTGGTGGATAAACTTATCCACTTGAAAAGCCAAACGGCTATCGTGAATTTTGGAGGTGCAAGTGTCAAGTAAAAGTAAAACAAAAATATATTTTTGGCTTAAACTAGATAACAATTTTTACAAGAATTTAGCTATTAAAAAAGCTAGGAGGTTAGCGGGAGGTGACACGATGGTCATCATTTACCAAAAACTCATGCTTGAATCATTGCAAAATAATGGAGTTCTTTATTTTGAAGGTGTTTTAGAAAATATTGTAGAAGAGTTATCATTGCACCTTGATGAAGATATCGAAAATGTAGCAATGACTTTAGATCTATTTACTAAGTCAGGTCTTATTCAATTGAATGATAGCAACGACATCGAAATGCTTCAAGTCCCTGCACTGATTGACCAAGAGACTAACTGGAGTAAATACAAAAGGAACACTAGAAATAAAGAAGATGTCAAAAAGTTGGACAATGTCCAACTACTGTCCAACCACTGTCCAACAGAGATAGAGATAGAGTTAAAGTCAGAGATAAAGATAGAGTCAGAGATAAAGATAGAGTCAGAATCAGAGAAAGAACATGATGCTGATTCTGAGTATAAAAAATTAACTGATTTTTACCAAGGAAATTTTGGTGTTATCAGTCAAATTATCTCAGAAGACATAAAGTTTAATCTTAAAGATTACGGCTATGATCTAGTTTACGAATCTATGAAGCGTGCCATCTTCAGGCAAAAGCAATATGCTTATTCAGTTCAGATATTGAAATCATGGTCTAAGAACAATATAAAAACTCTTTCTGATGTCGAAGCTGATGATAACAAGTTTAGCAGAAGCAAGACAACTGGAACTGATGACAAGTCAGATTGGACTTGGGCTGAGAAGAAAGCTGGTTTTAGGGAAGTATGACTGATTATTTAGAGCAGTTTAGTGTAAATGAAAAACCACTTGCTAGTCTAGCTAAAGATTTAGTAGTACTTGATGAGTGTTGCAGGATACACACAGAAGAGCATTTAGTAAGTCATAAGCTGAGACCTCAAACGAAGGCTTGTAAACGATGCGTTGAAGATAGAAAAATTTCTAAAACTATGGAGTTTGGCGGATTGCCTGACTGGACTATACGAGATGAGAAAACTGGACAAGTAGTCAGATATAATCCACAAAGCGAAGAGGTTGACGGAGAGATTATATCTGATGGAAAATTCAGGCAAACTAAAACCAGTCTATCTGATATTTTAGCGAAGTTTAAAGCCCAAAAAGGATATGACTTAGAAAAATCAGGCGTTATTGAATTTGCTTATGATATGGAATCTTTGAAAAAACTAGAGGCATTTCAAAAATGGGTCATCGAAAAATTCAGAGGTGAACACAAACATGTTGAAAAAATTATGGTACACGAGTATTTATCGATGTCTAAAAATGCTTATATGAGTCCAGAAAATAAGCAGAGACTAATTGATAAAAAAGGCTCTATCGAACGTGCAGAGCTGGTTATTGTTGACAATCTTGGAGATTACTCTACAGAAGAACAAGGTCAGTTTCTAAGTCTGATGAGAATGTTGCAAAGCAAAAAGTTTATTTTATACACTTTTGCAGACGCTGACGACAGACTTAATAAATTGCCTGCATCTATCAAGTTTGCGATAAAAGGCAATAGAATGGCTATTTTATAAGCGGTTATTTCCGTTTTAGGAGAGAGATTGAAATTTGAATTTGAAATGGCAAAAATGCCAACAACGAATCAGCAAAAGGGCGTTAAAAACATAAACGGAAAACTCGTGACATACGATAGAAAAGGCACTAAAAACCAAGAATTGGTCATGAACCTAGTGCAAAATAGGCCGAAGGTACCGTTTATCGATAAAAACATACCGCTAAAATTATCAGTCACTTTCTTTTATGCGATAAAGCAAAAGAAAAAGTGGGGATTGCCTAAAACGACTAAGCCTGATTTGGATAACTTGCTTAAAAATTTACAAGATTACATGACTAAACTCGGATATTATGTCGACGATAGCCAGATTAGCTGTTTAGTTGTCAAAAAATTCTTTAGCGAGAAGAATTTGATTCAAGTCGAAATAGAGGATATTAAAAAATGACATTTAAATTGCAACAAACTTTCGGAGAATTATTCTGGGATAACGTAGATGAGAAGCTGAAAGAAAACAAGAAAACATTGAAAGATGTCGCTAGATTCATGGAAAGTGACGATAAAAAATCAGAAGCACTATATCACAGAATGTATCGCAGTAGATCAGAGCGAACAAATCCAAGTAACAATATCGGAGGCGGAATTTACAGTTATTTCAAACAGTTTGATAAGTTTCAGACAGTTGGATATCTGTATGATGAGTTGAAAGAGGACATATGAAACTAGTACTACTAATCGCATCTGCTATGACAGCAGTGCTGATGACGATTCACATTTTAGACGAGCAATACAAACGCAAGCGGATTGCTGAGATTGAGGAGAAATTGAAAGGAAAGTATAGATGATTTTGACTGGCGAAACGACATATGCAGTTAGCAATGAATTGTACCTTGTCAGAGTTTTAAACGGTTTTGATATGTGTGGCTCCTCACTTGATAATTTAGCGTATGTCAAAAGCTTGTACCATATTTTGGATGATTTAAAAAAAATTTCTGAAGATAATGTACATGAATTATGGACGAAAGGTACATGTAAAGAGGTCGAACTTTACGAAAAATGTTTAAAGTATATTAAATTCAAAAAAGGTATATCTTTCGGATATTACTTGGAACTCGTTAATAACGCATTAAATGCTAATGACGGTATTTACCCACACGATATAGTGCATATGTGTTCTGATAGATTAAGCATTTCTAAAACTGGTTTGCCGTCCCACGAACTAGAAGAAGAAGTTCGCAAGTTTTTTAACAAAAATGTAGTAATTTCAAGAAAAGAAATCGACGAATTTACAAACCATATTTTGAAAGGCGGGTATAGAAAATGACATTTGAAGAAGTTTATAAAATCCTCTATAAAAAGTATGACATTGTGAGATTTGATTACAGCGATAACACGATTAAAGCTAAAGATTCTATTACAATCGACACTTTTGATTTACTTGATTTAATCGATGGTTTAAAAGAAACATATAAAACTGAAAATCAAGAAGTTTTAAAACTAAAAAATCAAATTGAAATCTCAAAAACATATTTCAAAAATATCTTAGATGTTGACCCAAATATTATGCCAAAAAGCATTGGACATCTAAGGAATTGCGTTCGTGTCATGAAAATTTCTGCTGAAAAAGCGCTTGAAGCGATAGATGAAAGTTGACGAGGTGGAATGATGACAGCAGAGGAAATCGAGTTAAAAAGACGACTGCACAACTTACAACCTGGTAAAAATTTGACATATGAAGAATTTTGCTTGTATGAAATTAGAAATTTAGTTGAAGCTGATAAAGTTTCAGCAAAAGATTTTAAGACGACAATTGGCATAGAACGCAACGTAAATAAAAAGATTATGCGTAAATTATAGTCTGTAAGGTCGAGATTTAACGCTGACGGCACTTTAAGATTGTTTTGGTATAAATATGTACCTGATTACTAAAGTGGCGTGTGTGGCGTTTTGAGAGGATTTAAGTATAATGAACCAAGAAAAATTAAAGCGAGTAAATGAAATTAATAAAGATATTTCTGAAATAGAAAAATTTTTAGATTTCATGACATTTAGTAGATGTAGAATCAATATTTTGGGTAAAATCTCAGTTGAGAGGGGCATAATTTTCAGAATACCAGCTTATGGCGGTACTGTAAATTATGATTATACAGTACCGAAAGAGTTGACTAGCGAAGTCTTAAAAGTGATTAGAGACCACAGAGAGAAACTAATTTCTGAGCAGAATGTATTGTGGGGTGGATAATGAAAAAGAAATTTTCTATTATTAATTTTGCTTTTTATATAATCTTAGGAATGGTAATCGTTGGAGGAATTGACTACTTTATCAATAACAAAATTAGTTTAATTTGGGCGATTGTAGGAATTTCTCTGATGTTTTCGTTTGAAATGGTTAAGAAAAGTAAGCATGATGAATGACTATTTTCGTGACATCAAGAAATATTGAAATAGCAAGGTTTAGAAAGTGAGAAGGTATGGTATTTAGAAATCAAATTAAAAATGAAATCGTGACAAGGGATGCGCCTTGTGGATTCTCGAAATCTAGGCATAAGAAAATGGTCAAGAAGAAAATAGCGAAAGACATCTCTTTAGAAGATATTAATAATATCGGATATGGACTTGGAATAGCAATCAAAACGTTCAGAGATGCAATTGCTAGAGCCTTTGGTGACGATGATGATGACATCAAGTGTGAAACGTGCGGTAAATTGATTGATTGCGATTGTATGCAATGTCATGAATGTGACCATAGTTTAACTTGTGATACGTGTGGATTTTGCCATACTGACGGGTGGGAGGCTATGGATTGTTGGTCAAGCGAAAACGACCCAGATTATGACCCATTTGATATTTAAACCCGTGGAATTGCAAGGGTTTAGAAAGTGAGTAGAGATGAAAACAGAAGAATTAATCAAAGCAAAAAAGTATATCGAGCATGTTATTGGAACGATTAAACATGATGGGCATTTAGTAACTATTCAAACAGACTGGATTTTGCCTGATTTAGAAAAAGCACTCGCAGCGATTGGAGGGGATGGATGTTCTTCAGACACCGACGAACTTTCGGTTGAAAAACTCCAAGAACAGCTCAACACTGCGAAAATGGCACTGATAAGCATTAAGTGGAGAACTGAACGTGATGAACTAGAAACGTATCATGTTGAAAGAAACCATGATATTCATAAAGATGCTATTGATGCACTCGCAGCGATTGGAGGGTTTGAATGACATTTACGGCTGAACAGAATGGGATTGTAGATGGTTAGAAAGGGGTATCGTGGCAGATAAGTTAGACAGAGTGATAGCAGACTATGTAAATGGTAGGATAGATGCCAAGATTAAATCTATCGAAAGCAGATATCTGTATCGTCAAAAGGTGGATAATCTAGGTATCAGGACAAGTTATTCTGGTGGCTCAGAGCAAGAAAGTCATGTAATTAGCAAGGAAGATTTAGATAACGACGCAGAGTTTAGCAGCCTTAAAGAAGTGGCTTATATCTTCAGTATGTGGTATGAGCCACTTAGAGATGTTGAAAAGGAAGTTATCAAACTAAAGCTGAGTGGTTATACTGGATTACCTTGGTATCGTGTCATGATGGAGCTTGATTTAAAGGATATAGACATATCACAGAAACAAGCTAAGCGGATATTTTATCAGTTTAAGCGGGATATTGAGCCGTTCATATTGCATTGCTTGAATTGAGTGGGTCAAATCGTAATAAAAACGATGCGAAAAAGGAATGAAAACGACGCACTGACCACTAAAAATCAAGATATACTAGTATTATGATGATTGCGGATAGATATTCAATCACACACATTAATCACGTATTACCGCATGATTCTTGCAGGCATGTCCTGCGTACATAATATGTGCGATCTTGAACCACACTAAAAGCAAAGCTAGGTTTATTGTGATTTTTGACTGCTAGGAAAGACTAGCGCACGGAAAGACTTGTCTATTGGTAAGACTAATTGACCTGCTAAGTCAATGGCGAATTTCGTTTAAGAGTTCGATTCTCTTTCTTTCCTTGTAGGCAGTAATTGCCGTAAGTTTGTGTATTTGGTTTGCAGTACTATTTGTCGCCTTTAAATTAATTGCTAAACAAGAACTCAAAGTAGCCTAACAGCTACACAAGTTTCTAGTCGCTAAAATGTTTTCAGGTTGGCATTTATCATTGCGGTTAGTCCACAGTAGACATCGCACGGGATATGTGTGCAGGTAGCTCGTTCTGGTTCTAGTCCAGAGGTGTCAGTTATTAATCTTGGTCTGATTAATAGTTATTTAAAACTGCTTACATTGTGGTTAGTCCACAGTTGACAAGTTGGTACATTCAGGCTGAAATTACCTGATATCCGTTCGATTCGGAGATTGTCAGTTAAGGTTATGATAGTGATGCCTTGAGGTAGCTCCTCTAAAAACATCTTTGACACAATAGCTGTCATTGTTGGTCTATCGTGGTACTCCGTACGTGACTTAAGGCCAAAAGTCCGGGAGCTAAGTTTCTGATTGATCATCAGTAGCCGTTGACATTGCTGGGCAGTAGCTTATGAATGCAGACGCGTTTGTAAGTGCAGGTTCGATTCCTGTGTTGTCAGTAGCTTAGTTGGTATAAGCGTGAGTAAATAATCAAGTCATAGCATGCGCTGTGGCTTTTTGTGTGGAAAGGTTTGGGATAGGTATGGAACGTATTGTTGATATAGTGTTTAGAGCTGCTATTTATGTTATAGGTTTTTATGTTGGAGTTAGGCACGAGAGGAATAAACGATAAGGAAAGGATATAGGATAGGCATGGTATCAATTGTAGATGATTCTGTAATAAAAGAATTTTTAAATGGGACTAGGGATGTCATTTTCATCGGGTTAGAAAACTACATCAATTCTCCTCAATTTAAATGCATAAAACATAAAATTTTAAATATAGACAGTTCAGCATCTATAAAAACGGTGATGGTTTTTAGATATGAAAAAGATTTAAAAAAATACATTCGTTTAAAAGAAACCAACGGGTTCCACTATGCTGTCGGTATCGCTCTTGGATATCATCATTTGGCAGTTAGTTGGTGGAATGATTGCCAGTTAAATATTATAGAAGATGATAGAGATGAATCTCCTTTAATTTCATATCGTTCGTTTTTTTACAAAGTGCCACAAAAATATGCCGTTGAAATATTAAGGGATTTAGTATTATCGGGAGAAGATAGCGTTCAATTGACGTACTGATAAAGGAAAGGATATAGGATAGGTTATGACTGATGTAAAATTCTATAAGTCTCCGAGATGGTTAGCTAAACGTGACTCTATCCTGAGGCGTGACAAGTACGAATGCCAGAATTGCAAAAGGTACTTTAAAAATAAAGAAGCTAAGACTGTACATCATATATACTTCTATGAGGACTATCCTAAGTTATCTTTGGTTAGCTGGAACCTTATCAGTCTGTGTAATGAGTGTCATAATAAAATGCACAATCGCTTTGACGATACGCCTACTAAGTTAGGAATTATTTTGCAGGAAAAGAAAAAGAAAGAATTTGAAAATTGGTTAACCCCCCTATTAATTGTAATAAAAATTGAGGTTCTAAGGGAACGACTAGGGTAGTCTTTTCCAAATTTACGAGAATTTTGAAAAACTTTTTTTCATAATCTGAAAGGAGGTGATGGATTGGAGAAGATACCTACAGAACGCACGATTTACGACTATACGATAAAGCAAATGAAGGCGTTAAAAGTGCATGATGTTGCGTACAACAGAATTGTCGGGATTTACGCTGGAATGTTAAGGCAATATTATATTTTAGTCAACGATTGGGAGAAAAACGGTTGCCCTGCAACTGTTGAAAGTGCTGCAGGTACTCTTAAGAAGCATCCGTCACTTGATCAGATCGAAAAATTAAGGAAAGATATACTATCTTACTCTAATCAGCTAATGCTTAACCCCAAGTCAAATAATGCTGGCCAAATTAAAGATGATGACGAACCGAACCCGTTCGCAAATTTCATAAAGTAAAGGAGGTGAGGAATGGAAAAATTAAGCGACAATTTTTTAGAAGCTAAAAAATACGCAGACGATTTAGTCAGTGGTAAGAAACTAGCTAATATAGAACAAGTTCAAGCCGCTCAAAGATTTATTGACGACTTGAAATCTGGTAAATGGGATTTTAGGAGCGATCAGTTTGATTTTGTTATAGGGCTTATTGAAGGTACTATAAAGCACCAGCAAGGACAAGACTTAAATGGAGTTGACTTATCTGGAACTCCTCTTTTGCTTTTGTCTTGGCAAAAATTCATTATAGTTAATTTGTTCGGTTTCTTTAACAAAGGAACAAGTATTAGGCGATTTAATGAAGCGCTTATTTTTTTACCCAGAAAACAAGGCAAAACGGCTTTTTCTAGCGCTTTGAGTTGGGCTAAAGGTGTTGTTGATAGAAAATCAGGGAGTAAAGTTTACATACTAGCTAACTCAATAGACCAAACCAAAGAAGCTTTTGGGTTTTTGTCTTATAACCTATCTTTAGTAAGAAAAGGATTTAAAAAATTCAGGTTGCGAGACAATAATCAAGAACACTCTATCAAAGCCGAGTTTTCGGACGGGAAGATAGAAGTTATTGCCAAGGCTAATCAAGAGGACAAGTTAGATTCATTCAACTGTAACGGATTGATACTTGACGAAATACACTCGTGGAAAAAGGCTGGCGCAAAGAAGTACACACTGATGAAGAATGCCATGAAAGCATATCGTAATAAATTATTGGTCGGTATTTCAACAGCTGGTGACGTTGCTAATGGTTTCCTTGCAATGAGGATTCAAACTCTTAAGAAATTTCTTGACGGCCAGATAAACGATCCCGTCTATGACAGCTATTTCATTTTTTTATGCATGGCTGAACAAGATAAAAAGGGTAACATTTTAAATCCAGTAACGCACGAGATTACAACGATTGATGACCCACAAGTTTTAGAATCTTTGACACCATCATTAAATCAGACGACAACGCTATCCGATTTGTTAGCAGATGCAAGACAAGCAATGTTAGAGCCTCAATTAAAGTCAGAGTTTTTAAACAAGACTTTAAATGTATTTACGACTGCCGAAAACGCTTATTTTGATATAGACGAATTTAAATACTCTGATAGCCAGTTCGATTGGACGATTGAGGAGTTATCAAAATTGCCGATTGTTTGGTATGGCGGGGCTGACTTGTCTAAGTTGCACGATTTAACAGCTGCTGCATTATACGGCACGCTGAAAGACCATAAATACACTGACACAGAAGGTGTAGAACATGTCAAAAATATAGACATTTCGATCACTCACGCTTTCTTTCCTCGCGCAAGAGCCATTGAAAAAGCTGAGGTTGATAATATACCACTGTTCGAATGGTCTGAGGAAGGTTGGGCAACGTTGAGTAATACGCCTACAGTTCTATATGATGATGTTGTCAAGTGGTTTATTAATATGCGAGGTTTAGGTTTTAAAATTCGTGAAGTACATTTTGATAAAAAATTTGGGCGTGAGTTTTTCTTGAAGATGAAAAAAGCCAAATTCAAAATGCTAGATGCTCCTCAATATTTTTATAGGAAATCAGAGGGGTTTAGGCATATTGAAGTTAAGGCAAAGAATGCTGAGCTGTACTACGTCCACAGCTTAGCTTATGAGTATTGTGTTAGCAATGTGGTAGCAATTGAAAAAACTGATGATATGATTCAGTTTGAAAAAGTTTTGCCAAATCAACGTATTGACTTATTCGATGCAAGTGTATTTGCTTGTGTTGCAAGTCTTGAGGCTGGTGAATCTAAACAACAAAAAGAAGCATGGGGAATTAAGTAAATGGCTTTTAATTTTATGAAAAAGAAGCAGGTCAGGTCAGATCCTGGCGCTATAAGTGTAGAGTACGTGTCACCAATTCAATTCATCGAATCAATTTCAGACAGCTATGTCAGGCTTGCTGATAACCCAGAAGTCCGCATGGGAGTTGAGAGAATCGTCGACATGGTTTCTAGCATGACAATTCAACTTATGAAAAATTCCGAAAAAGGAGATACAAGGATATTTAATGGCTTATCAAGAGTTGTTGACATTGAACCTAATCCTTATATGACGAGGAAGAATTTCATTGCATGGATTGTGAGAACTTTATTGATAGAAGGCGGTGGTAATGCTGTTGTTAAGCCAATATTTGATGGCTTAAAACTAAAAGAGCTTTTGCCGATTCCGCCAAATGCAACAACTTTCAACACTGATGATTATGAGTATTCAATCAACGTCAGTGGAAAAGAATATAGTCCAGATACTTTGTTGCATTTTTCAATAAATCCAAGACCTAACAATCCATTTATCGGAAGTAGCTATGAATTTGTATTGAAAGATTTAGTAGATAATCTCAAACAGTCTTATGTTACTAAGAAATCTTTTATGAAATCTGAGTACATGCCAAGTCTTATCGTGTCAGTTGATGCTGATTCTGACACTTTTTCAAACGAAGAAGGACGTAAGAAGATTGAACAGCAGTATTTAAAGCGTGAAAATTCAAGAGCTCCTTGGATAACGCCGCAAGGTATTATCGACGTTCAAACTATAAAGCCTCTCACACTAAATGATTTGGCTTTAAACGACGCTGTAGAAATCGATAAAAAGACGGTAGCATCATTGCTTGGTGTTCCTCCTTTTCTTTTGGGTGTCGGGACTTACAACAAAGACGAGTATAACAACTTTGTGAATACTCGTATATTGTCAATAGCCCAATCTATTCAGCAAACCTTAAACAAACTCATTCTAGACCCTACAATGTACTTTAATTTCAATCCACGCAGTTTATATAATTACTCGCTCACTGAGTTAGTAACTGCTGGTGTACAAATGGTCAGCGTTAATGCTCTAAGACGTAATGAGTTACGTAATTGGGTATCCTTGCCACCAGATGCCGAAATGGATGATTTGTTAGTGCTTGAAAATTATATACAAGCGCATGACGTACAAAATCAAATGAAATTAGTCCAGAACCAATCGAAAGGAGGTGAGAATAATGAACAATCGTAAGTCTTTGCAAGCTAGAGACATCGGAAAGTTAGACAATAATCAAGAAGCTACTGATAAGAAGATTATCAGTGGTTATTTTATTGTCTTTGACACTGAAACAGAGCTTTATCCAGGCGTTCGAGAAGAAGTTTCACCAGATGCACTTGTAGGCGTTGATTTAAGCGACGTTAAAGCGCTTATAGACCATGACACTGCTAAAGTGTTAGGAAGAACTAAAGCGAACACACTGAGCTTATCAGTCGATTCTAAAGGACTTTATGGCGAAATCATCGTAAATGAATCAGACCAAGAAGCCATGAATCTATATTCACGTGTACAACGTGGAGATGTTGACCAGTGTTCTTTTGGTTTTGAAATTCTGAATGAAGAAATGATTCAAAATTCTGATGGAACTGTCAAATTTATTATCAAGTCAATCAATCTTTATGAAGTTTCTGTTGTGACTTTTCCGGCTTATCAAGAAACGGCTGTAGAAGCACGCAGTAAACAAATTGAAGATGCGCAAAAACGTACCTTGCAAACACGCAAGGATGAATTAAAGGAGAAATTAAATGGCATTAAAACAACTTATTTTGTCTCGTAAAATTAGCGAGCGTTCAACTCAACTTTCTAAATTGTTAGAGCAACGCTCATCTTTAGAAAAACGAGAAGAAGAAATTACACGAGCTCTCGAAGAAGCTGTAAGTACAGAAGATGTTAATCAAGTCTCTAAGTCGGCTGATGAGCTTGAAAAAGAAATTAAAGATTTAGATGAACAAATCAAAAAATTAGAAGATGAAAAAGCAGGTCTTGAAAAAGAATTAGAAGCAATCTCTAGCGCAGATAATTCTGGCGCTACTGATACAACAGGAACAGGAACAGGTGGTAATCGATCTATGAAAAATAAAAATATCTCAACCCGTGAAGGTGGTGAAAAACTAGAGCAAACACGCTCAGCTATCAATGCGTTCATTCACTCTAAAGGGCAACAACGTGCATCTACAGGGTTTACATCTGTCGAAGGTGGCGTATTGATTCCAGAGGAACTCTTAGCACCTGCGATTGTTCCTGAAGATGTCGTTGATTTGAAAAAATATGTAAATGCTATCCAAGTCAACACGGCATCTGGTAAATATCCAGTGATTGCAAAGTCAGGTGCTAAAATGTCAACAGTTGCCGAATTAGAAGCTAACCCTAAATTAGCGAACCCAACATTCACAGAGGTTGATTTTAGCGTCGCTACTCGTCGTGGATATATTCCAATCTCACAAGAGATTGTCGATGATGCTACTTATGATGTAACTGGTCTTATTGCTGACGAAATCACAGACCAAACGTTGAACACAACGAATGCAGATATTGCAACTGTTTTGAAAACGGCAACAGCTAAAGCTGTCGTAGGTGTTGACGGCATCAAAGACACTATTAACGTTGCGATTAAACGTGTCTATAACGTCAAGTTGATTGTATCTGCATCACTTTACAACGAACTTGACAAACTGAAAGATAAAAACGGACGCTATCTTCTTCAAGATTCCATTACCGCTGCAAGTGGTAAGGTATTGCTTGGTAAAGAAGTTGTTGTGTTAGATGATGACATTATCGGTTCGGCATCTGGTAACTTAGTAGGTTTCTTAGGAGACCCCAAAGCGTTCATGAGCTACTTTGACCGCAAACAAACAACAGTAGCTTGGATCGATAATCAAATTTACGGTAAATTACTTGCTGGCGTAGTGCGCTATGATGTTAAAGCTACAGACACAGAAGCTGGATTCTACATCACTTACACGAATGCACCTGCTGGAGCATAAGGAGCGACGTTATGAAGTATGTGACAATTGTTGACTTCACCGACAAATATACAGGAGATGTTTATTATGTTGGAGATAAGTACCCTTTGAAAGGAAAAGCTAAAAAAGCTAGATTAGATGAGCTAGCATCTTCTAGCAATCAGCGTAAAATTCCATTAATTAAGGAAGTGAGTGAAGATGAATGAAACAGAGTTTAAGGCAGCAGCCTTGGACTTGCTTAAAGCCTCCTTAGGCTATAAGTCAAATGTCCGAGATGAGCTACTGGCGATAATCGTATCAGGAGTTATTGATGAATTGACAAGTGAAAAAGGAATATTGATTGATTTTGATAACTCATCTCATTTAATGTTTGTCGTTGATTTGTCAGCTTTTAGATACGAAAATAAAGGTGGTGGTATGATGCCTAGAAATTTAGAATATCGTCTCAGAAATCTAATCATTAAATTCGGTGGAGGTACTCAAATTGTCTAATTGGGATTTAGAAGTATCTCTGCTGAAAGTTTCTGGCGAGACTGAAAATAAGATTGGAGACAAAATCCCAACTTATGAAAAAGTTGAGATACTAGCATTTGAAAAGCCAATAACTCGTGGCGAGCTGATTATCGCTGGTCAATCTAATATTCAAATTTCTAAAATCGTTGTTATTCACGGATTTGAGTACTCAAACGAGGAGCTTTTGGAAATTGACGGAGTTAGATATCAAGTGATTAGCTCTTACAAAATCTCAAACGAGGAATTAGAGCTTAAATTGAAATCTAAAAAAGGCGGTGCTTAATGGATATCGCAGATGAAATCACAAAGGCTTTATCTGAGTATTCGGAAGAAGTCGCTGAAAATTTAGAAGCTATCAAAAAAGAAGTAGCCGAAGATACGGTTGAATTATTAAAGCGCACCAGTCCTCGTGGCAGGCGTGGAAAGTATGCCAAAGGATGGCGCTTGAAAAAAGAAGGAACTGGTTATTATGTCTATAACGCTACCGACTATCGTCTGACCCATTTGTTAGAGCGAGGCCATGCCAAAGCTGACGGCGGACGCACAAAAGCGCAACCTCATATTGCGCAAGCTGAGAGAGAAGCTATTGAAAAAATAGGAGTGAGGATTCAAACTTGAATATTTCTGAATTGCGAGAAACTCTCGGAACGCTTGATATACCAGTTAGATATCGCGCTTTTAATGTTGGTGAAGTTCCTGGCTTACCTTATTTACTGTACTATACAACTGATAATCAAGGCACTTTGAAGGCTGATAATCATAACTATGCTAAGGTTTATAATTTAACACTTGAATTATATAGCGAAGAAAAAGACCTCGAATTAGAAGAAAAACTCGAGGCGTTACTTGATATGAATAATATCGAGTATGACACATTTGAGAGCTACTTAGATACAGAAAGCATGTACGAAGTGGCTTATGATATTACGATTTAAGGAGGGCTTAAATGCCAGCAAAAGAAAACAAAGTCGTTTACGGACTTGAAAACGCACACTATGCCAAGTTGACGTTTGGTGAAAACGGCGCACCTACATTTGCACCGCCAGTCGCTTTAAAAGGTTCCGTTGAATTTAAAATGGATCCAGAGACAAATTCAGTTGAATTTGCAGCGGATAACGATTCGCAGTACTTCACAGAAGACGAAAATAACGGATATAGCGGAACTCTTACAATCGCTAATATGCCTTTATCTTTCCGTTCGGATATTCTTGGTGAGGTGCTAGACGAAACAGACGGGACAATTACCGAACTAGCTGATGCAAAATTCAGCCCGTTCGCCTTACTTTTCCAATTTGATGGAGACGAGACGAAAACACGGCATGTACTCTACTACTGCAACGGTAGCCGCGCTAGTATCTCATCTAAAACAGGTAAGGATATTTCTGGCGTAGAGTTGCCTTTCAAAGCTAAACAGCTTGTAATTGGTGATGAAAAACTCATCAAGACTCAGACAACTAGTGCAGAGTCAACGAAATACAACGACTGGTTTAAAGCGGTCTATGTAAAAGGCGCACAACCTGCCGCAGGATGACATAATAGTTCAAAGAGGTGGCTAAGGCTGCCTTTTTTTTAGGAGAAAAACATGGAAAAAACAATTTATATCGACGACAAACCAGTGCTTTTGAAATCCACGGCAGCAACACCACTTCGTTATAAGGCTCAATTTAAAAAAGACTATTTTGGCGAGCTTTTGAAACTTTCTAAACTTTTTCAAGGAAAAGAAGGCAAAGAATTTGACTTGCTTAATATCTCTTTTGAAGATTTGAATTTCCTTGACTTTGAGGTATTTTATAACTTCATTTGGGTTCTTGCTAAAACTGCAAATCCATCAATTCCAGAACCCATGACATGGCTAGATGGATTTGATTCAATGCCTATCGCAGAGGTATTCCCTGAGGTAACAGAGCTATTGCACGGTTCTATTGAGTCCAAAAAAAAGTAGATAAGAAAAGCGGTTCTGACGAATTATTTACAGAGGAATCGTTTTTCTATGTATGTAGACAATGCGGATTGACTATGGAAGATTTAGACAATATGAATATCGGTCAGTGTTTAGATTACATTCAGGAATGGATTCAAAATAACGACAAAGAAAACACAGGTGGCGCTGAAAGAAAGGCTACTCAAAGTGATTTCAATAAATTTTAAATGAAAGGAGAAAAATGGCAGGTAAAAATATAAAAGGTATCACGATTGAGATTGACGGGAATGCAACTGGTTTAGATAAGGCTTTGAAAGGAGTTAACAGCACGTCTGTTAAGCTTAATTCAGAATTAGGTCAGGTTAATAAACTGCTTAAATTTGACCCTTCTAACGTCACGGGGCTATCTCAAAAACAAGAGCTGTTAACTAAATCGATTGAGAACACATCTGATAAACTCAATCAGCTTAAATCCGCTCAATCTCAGGTAGAAGCTCAGTATAAATCTGGGAATATCGGAGAAGAACAGTATAGAGCATTTCAGCGTGAGATTGCGACTACCGAACAAAGTCTGAAGGGATACAAGTCTCAATTAAGCGGACTACAAACTGAACAAGAAAAATTAGGACAAAATACCAAAAGACTAAACACTTTTTTTGAAGCAAGCGGAAAATCAATCGATGACTTCAGCGATATTCTAGGCACTAGGCTAGTTAACTCTATAAAGAACGGGACGGCTACAAGTGACCAATTAGAAATGGTGCTTAATAAAATTGGTAAAGAAGCGCTTGGCGCTGGTACTGATTTAAAAGAGATGAAACAGTCCCTTGATAAAGTTGATGATGGCGGGTCTATTAAAGGAGTTAAAAATGACTTAGAAAATCTGAAAACTACATCTAATCAGACCGATGGTGAACTTGGTAAATTAGGCAACGGCATAACAAGTGGCAATTTAATGAACGCCACTGATAAAGTTGCAGAAGTTGGCGAAAAGTTAAAAGAAGTTGCAGCAGCAGCCCAAGACGCTTTCAGAGATATTGACGATGGTATGGACACATTTACAACCACAACAGGTCAAAATTCAGATGTTATAAAAGCTTCATTTGATAAGATTTATACCTCGATGCCAATAGAAAGTACCGCTGATTTAGGTCAAGCACTAGGTTCGCTCACTCAACAATTCGGTTTTTCAGGCGATAAGTTAACTGAGTATGGTACACAATTAATGCAATTCGCAGAAATCAATAATACAGATGTTAAATCAAGTATTGATAATGCAAAAAGCGCAATTGAGACTTACAACTTAAGTTACGATGACTTAGGTAGTGTGTTAGATACAGTCACTACAGTGTCTCAAAAAACTGGCGTTAGTGTTGATGACCTGATGACAAAAGCTGTTGAAGGAGCACCACAAATAAAAGCTTTAGGTTTATCGTTTGGCGAAGGAACAGAAATGCTAGGTAAGTTTGAACAAGCTGGCGTTGATGGTGCTGGAGCATTAAGTAGCCTATCAAAAGCTAATGTTGTGTATGCAAAAGATGGCAAAACTTTACAAGAAGGATTGAAAGGGACTATCGATTCCATAAAAGGAGCAAAAAGCCAAACAGAGGCGCTTACTATTGCGAGTGAAGTTTTTGGGACTAAAGGCGCTACTCGTATGGTTGACGCTATACAACGCGGTAAATTTAACCTAGATGAATTAGGCGGTGCTGCTGAAAAATCTAGCGGAACCGTTAAAAAGACATTCGAGTCAACAGAGGATCCAATAGACAAGCAGGCAGTGGCTTTACAGTCAGCTAAGTTGTCTTTTAGCGAACTCGGCGCAACGATTGCTGAAGGGTTACAACCAATTTTAGATTCACTAATACCAGTTTTAAAATCTCTTGGAGATATATTTTCAAATATGCCAACTGGAATTAAGACGTTTGTTGTTGTCTTAGGTGCGCTATTGGTTGCATTTACCACTCTAGCGCCGTTTATAGCGGCTATGATAACCATATTTTCCGCATTAAGTGGAGCTGTGGTAGTTGCTGGTGGCGGAATGGCATTTTTAACAGGGACTTTGCTACCAATAATTGGTGTTGTTGTTGCTGTTATAGCTGTAATAGCAGCAATAGTACTGGCTATAAAAAACTGGGTGGTAATAGTCGAGTGGTTAAAAGGCGTGTGGTCTTCAATATCGCCGTTTTTTAGCTCAATTTTTGGATTTCTAGCAAGTATTTTTAGTGGTTTTCAGCCTGTGTTAGATGTATTTGTTTCGTTCTTTCAAAATACAGTAACAAATGTAATGACAATATTCAATGGAATTGTCAGCGTTTTGCAAGGTATATTTAGTATAGTCATCGGCATCTTCACTTTGAACGGAGAACAAATCGGTCAAGGATTTGCACAAGTGTTTCAAGGGCTCATCGGAATTGTGTCTGGTGTATTTTCTCAAATAATTAATTTCATTACTTCGTCTTTAAGTGCAATCGTTAACTTCTTTAGTGGAATACTTGGCGGAATAGTTGGAATCGTAAGCGGTATTTTCAACGGTATAAAAGATGCTTTTATAAATCCATTAGAAACAGCAAAAGGCGTTATCAAAGGAATTGTAGACGCGATCAAAGGTTTCTTTAGTTTCAGTATTACGTGGCCAAAAATACCGATGCCACATTTTAGTATCAACCCTGCTGGCTGGGAAATAGGAGACTTGCTTAAAGGTAAGATACCGAGTTTAGGTGTTGACTGGTTCGCAGATGGGGGTATTTTGACCAAACCTACAATCTTTGGTCAAAACGGAAATAGCCTTATGGTTGGTGGGGAAGCTGGTAAAGAAGCAGTAGCTCCACTTTCTGATCTAATGGAATACGTCGAAGCAGCAGTAGCTAATCAAATTGGAGATATGAGTAGTAATTTTGCTCAAATGATTCAGCTACTATCGATTATTGCAAGTAAAGAACTTGCATTGGATTTCCCTGGTGGTGATTTAGCTAGAATTTCTTATAAAGAAACTGAAAAACTGATATTAAGGGGGAATGTATGACATCAAGAAAATTTTTGCTTTATAATAGCGAAGATGATTTGGTAGATTTGAATAATCATGAAATTTTCGTCTTGAATCCAACAGGATTAGGTGTTTCTTTTTCTAACAGTTTTTCAAATGTCAGCGCTAATTTTTTACAAGAAAAGACTGTGCTAAATTCCGCTAGTTTAAAGCTAGATATTATTTTCAGCAGAAATTCTACAACTCCATACGAAAAATATGAAGAATTTGTAAAATTTCTGAATAAACCTCCATTTAAGCTAGTTTACGAAATAAGCGGAAAAACATTTAAAAGAGAATGCGTGCTTTCCGAGCTGTCAAAAGGCGAAATAGTTACTAACGTTTTAGCTGAAAGTTTGACTTTAGATTTCACAACTCCTTTCTATAAAGAAATTTACGAGACATACAAGCCAAATTCTGATACAGAAGGTGATGGAAAGATTTATATCGGTATGAATCGTCCGAGAAATTTGATAGCTAATCCTAACTTCTTGGATGGCATGCAGTATTGGTCGAATGTTAGCGACCCAGAAGGTACTTATCAGATACAAGTACCGACATCTGATAAGCCAAATTCTAACATTCTGAAACTGACATCAAGCAACAATAAGCTATCAAGTTTCGCCAACTCTTGGGGTCTCAATGTCAGAAAAGGCGAACGTCTATCTTTTCGTGTTGATATCAAAACTGAAAACAATCCAGACTATGACAGACCAGTGATAAGAGTTGTTTATGGCACTAGTGAGAAGAACTACAAGTACTCAGATTTAGGTATTACAGCTAGTTCATCAAGTTTCAAGACTACTGCAATATCATTTTTAGTACCAGAAGATGGTGTTTTCAAGTTGTACTTAATTAATCAAAACTTATCAACGATTGGTACGATGTCGACATATTTCCGTGAGCCAATGCTGATTCGTGGCGATGTGTCTGATATGCATTCTGACTTCTATTCAGGCAAACCAAGTAACAATTACTATGTTTATCCATTTGTGTACGAATCAGATTATAACGGTAAATCTGGTGTTTTCCAGATTGAAAATAATTCAGTGTATATTGGGTCAGCAAAAGGGTCACCAGTTGAAATTACCGTACATGGTCCATGCACAAATCCATATTGGGAAATATTGGACGGGTCTAAAGTATTACAGTCTGATGGCTATAATATTGATGTGCCTGAATGGTATAAATTGGTTGTGTCAAGTGTTGTTCAAAAGCAACGTGTCAAACTAATAGCGCCTGACGGAACGATATCAGATGTCTATCAACAGCAAGACCTGTCTAAATCTAATTTCGTCACAATACCAGAGGGGCATGTCACACTAGCATTTCACAATGTTGGTGATGTGTCATTCAATTACAGAGAGGAGTATATCACAGTATGAGTGAGCAAGTAAATATTTGGATAATTGACCGAAAAGGAGTAATCACACAAGAGCCTATCATCGTTTCTAAGGCCGCTATCCAACCAGACTATATTACACAGGATGCCAGCACATTTGAGTTGCCAGATGATGCGTCATTTGTCCGTGGCGATTTCATTTTAGCTAAAGTAATGAACAGCGCAGTGGTTTCATTTTTCGGGGTGATCTCAAGTTATGAAGATAAAAAGGTTGTTGCCAAAGACCTGTTAGGTCTAGTTAACTTTGAGTTTCCAGCAACTCGAATGAGTGGGTCTAGCTTTGAGCAACATTTCAAGAACTTGGTCAATAGGTATCTCTTGCAGGATGCGTCTAAGGATTTGAATATCTTAGATATTGAAGTCAAGACAAATACCCCACACATCTATCAACCAGCTGAGCCACCAAAAGCGACAAACTTGATGAGCTATGCAATTAATGGTTTCAAGAAGTACAATGTTGTATGGAAATTTGACAAGTTTGAGAATGGTCGTATTAAGACAGTCATTGAAGCTATTACAGACACTATGCAGCTTAAGGACAATATCGCAGATTTTCAAGATTGGGAGGTTTCCACAACTGAAGTTGGAAAAAATACCCAAAATCACTTGCTTATCGTCAACAAAAATACGACAAATTCAGAAGGTCCGAATGTGTTAGCTGAACGCTATTTGACCACTAATAACGACATCACAAGTAATTATGCTGACACTGCTGTCGTGAAACCAACAATCACCAAAGTAGCTATATACGATACGACAGCGACTGATAAGCCTAGTTATGACGATTTAGCCAACAGCGAGCTTAAAGGCAACTACTACTCACACGAGATTAGTTTCACGATGTCTAAAGTAAATGAATTTTTCAATATAGAAAATTTAAAACTTGGTACGTTAGCTACAATCTATAGTAACGAAAGACTTTATAAATCGGTCTTAACTGGATATGAATATATGAGCGATTCTGACCGTGTCAAATTGAAATTTGGACATGTCAAAAGTCGACTTAGTGAATTATTAAATTAAAGGAGGAAAACAATGACAATACAAGGCTATCAATTTGATAAGGCAAAAGTCACACCAGAATCTGATGCGCAGTTATACAGCTATCTGGCTCAAACGTCAGACAATAAAGTTATCTCAGGATTGACTGCAAACGCAACAGGACTTAATGTCTATGTTGCTGCAGGAAAGGCACTGGTTCAAGGTAGATTGATTGAGAATGCTCAACAAGTGCAGTTAACAGCACAGGCTAATAAGACTGGTTATGTATGTATCACGATTGACCTAACTCAGGACAACACGTCTACTGGAACACCTGGCACTAGCGATTATGTACCTATCAACAATCAGTTACGTTTAGAGCTAGTTGATACACTTAATCAACAAGATTTGAACTCTGGTGGGTTAATCTACACATTCCCAATCTATTCTTATGTTTCAACTGGTTCGTCAATAGCTTTAACAAAAAATAGTGTTAGTTTTAGAAATATTTTCTACGACGCAAAAGAGATTGCGTGGACAGGAAACTTGACTGCAGGTACTGCTATATACGACAATTTCAGCAGATTCAGATCGCTTATCTGTTACGGAATTTCTCAAAATAAAACTCAATTCATTTTAGAATTGGATTTGACGAAGCAACTCACATCAAGCGAGATGGGTGGCAGAGATTTTGTCAGCAATATCGCTATTGGTAGTCATGCAGAAGGTGCTGCAAACCGAGAGTGGAAATTAGCGGTTGGTACGACACTTGACAAGAGTAACACGTACCTTGACGCAAGATATCGTGATGGGTCTGGTAATTGGTCAGCTAGTTCATCTACAGCTACTTTTATCTATAAAATCGTAGGGGTCTATTAATTGAAATGAGGTTTAAAATTTGAGTATTGAAACATTGGGCGCATATGCTGGTTCATTGATGGCAATTATTTTACTAATTGCATATTTTGTAAAACCTGTCGTCAGCTCATTTAGCGAGATAACAGACACGTTAAGCAAAGTTAATCGTAATTTAGATTTACTAAATAAAGATTTAGAAGCTAGTAAATCCGATCGACAGTCTATGCATGATGAATTGCGGAAACATGACGAGAAATTGGACTCTCACAGCGAGAAACTGGTTGCTCATGACGAGCAATTAAAAACACTATTTAAAGAAAGGTAATAAAAATGAAATTTCCAAAATTAACCAATGGTCAATATGACCGCATCAAACAGTTTCTATTAATGGTCGTACCAGGGGCATCTGCACTAATTACTGGTATTGGTGCTATTTATGGATTTAGCACGGATAAAATCACAGGCACGATTGCACTACTTGCAGTGTTTGCTGGTATTACGCTTAATTATATCGCAGGAAAGTATGACAAGGAGGTATTATGACTAAAACATTAACATTAGATGTTACTAGCTTTAAGTTCGCAGATAATGAGACAGACTTAAGTTTTAGAGCAACGCAAAACGGTGTGATTATCAGTGACAGCACTTTATCAGCCACTATCAAAATTAAACAAGTTGATGTCGGCTACCTCAAAAGTGTTTCAGCGAAATGGGTCGATAAGCGTATTGTAATTAGTTCTGGTGATTTGAGTGACTTGCCCGTTGGTAGTTACTCACTAGAGTTGTGGTTGAGCAGTTCAAGCGGATATGAGATTTATCCCGATTCTGGTTTCGTCAATTTATACATCAATCAAAACGCCACCGGCATTTCAGGTAACTTGATTTCGTCAATTACTTTAGGAGAATTTCAGCAACAGTTTAGTGACTTAGCCGAAGAGCTAATTGACAATCTACCAGAGGGAAAAGTTGGCCCACAAGGTGAAAAGGGCGACACTGGACCGCAAGGCGTTCAAGGCATCCAAGGTGAGCGCGGAGAGCAGGGAGAACAAGGCTTACAAGGTATTCAAGGAGTATCTGGTAAAGATTTTTCAATTGCTGAGACGTTTTCAAGTGTTGCGTCAATGAGCGGTGCAGGTTTAACAACTGGCGACTTTGTTATGATTTCATCAACTGTCGAAGACCCAGACAATGCAAAAATGTATCTGTGGAATGGCACTGAATTTACTTTCATTACTGATATGTCAGGTGCTACTGGTATCAAGGGAGACACTGGCGAGCAGGGTATACAAGGCGAACAAGGCGTTAAGGGTGATACTGGACCACAAGGTATTCAGGGCATCCAGGGAGTAGCTGGTATAAACGGCACTAATGGTAAAGACGCCGTCATCAACGTTGTTACGCAAGCAGAATATGACGCACTACCTGATAAGACAGGCGTTTACTTTATAGGAGGTTAATATGGCAGTTATAAATGGCAAGGCGCTTGTCAAAGACGGTGAGGTAGTTGATAAGGTTTTCAGCAATGGCAGGCAAATATATGGTAGGAATTTGTTGAAAAACACGAGAAATTTATCGTCAACTTCTACTACAACAGCTTGGAGTACTCTATTTAATTCTAGCCAAATATATAATCCTGGAATCAAGTCTTTATCATGGGTTTCAGCAATGAACTTTAGTTTCAACGTGTATGTACCTTTGAATGCTAGTGTCGGAAGTAACATTCCTATTCAACTTAAAGGTCAAAATTCTCAAGCTACAAATGTTGGAACTGACGCTTATAACACAATTATCTCTAATACTAATTATGCTATTAAACAAAGTGATTTAGGTACTACAATCCGCGTAAATATTCCGGTACAAAAAATATCTAGTTATCAATCTTTTGATGCTGCTCTAGCTAATACTGTGAGTATTACCATTAGACAAGCGTCAAACATATCGGGATTTGTGTATTCTACTATAAAACTTGAAATAGGCTCAACCGCAACACCTTGGGCACCAGCACCAGAAGATTATATTTGAAGGAGAAAGAACATGATTTCAAATTACATCGCATGGAAAATACGATAAGGACGTGAATAAATGAAAAAACTAAGAAAAACAGTAGCAGTCTTAGCCATCGGGCTAGGACTTTTTGCTTACGCTAATCCAGCTTTCGCAGCAGTTGGTGACCAAGGCGTGGATTGGTCTGTCTATCAAAAAGACCAAGGACAATTCGGTTATGCCCACGACAAGTTTTCAATCTCACAGATTGGCGGTTATAACGGTGCTGGAATTTACTGGCAATCAACATATGGATCACAGGTACAGTCATCAATCGCACAAGGTAAGAGGGCACACACCTATATTTGGTATCAAAGTGTTACTAATACGGACTTGGCAAAGAATGTTCTTGATACTATGCTTGCCCAAGTCCAAACGCCTAAGGGTTCGATTGTAGCGCTTGACGTTGAGGACGGTGTGGCCAATACAGATGTGATTCTGTGGTCTTTGCAGTATATTCAGGATAGAGGCTATACGCCATTGTTATATGGCTATAAGAGTTTCCTAGTCAATAATCTAGATCTCGATCGGATTTCTAGTAAGTTTGGTCTCTGGATGGCGAAGTACCCAGACTACAATGTGACACCAACTCCAAATTACAATTACTTTCCGTCATGGGATAACATCCAGATTTTCCAGTTTACATCAACATATGTGGCAGGTGGCCTTGATGGGAACATTGATTTAACTGGTGTGACAGATAATGGATATAAAAATGGCAATGCCACTAAACCAGTTACCGAAACACCAGCAATTAATGCAGGTAAAGAAGCCGACAAGGTCAAAGGTAGCGCTAAAGAAGTTGGTATGACCGTCAAAGTCAATTTCAGCGCTAACAACTACTCTACTGGTGAAGCGATTCCAGATTGGGTTAAAGGGACACCTTACCAAATCATTGAGAAATCAGGCGATAAAGTCTTGCTTGATGGTATTATGAGCTGGTTGAGTGTGTATGACGTTGAGACATTGGACGCATCAACGATCGTACCAACTGTAAATGCTGGTCAAACTCATATCGTGCAATATGGCGAAAACTTAAGTAGTATTGCTGCGAAGTATGGCACAACATGGCAAGAATTGGCGCGTATTAACGCTTTAAGCAATCCTGATATTATTTATCAAGGGCAAACTTTAAACGTTGTAGGCGGGCAATCAGTAGACACAACAGGATATTGTGTAGTTGAGTATGGTGATACTTTGAGTAGTATTGCATCACAGTTTGGCACGACAGTTGAGCGTCTTGTTTTAGTTAATGGGATTAGTAATCATAACTTGATTTATGCTGGTCAAGTATTGAATTTTTAA